ATTGTTGCCCAACCAATATTAGCGTTTTCAATTACCAATAATGCGTTATTATATTCCGTTGATAGAGATACTAAGAAATTACCAAAATCTTTGGTATCTAACTTACCTCTATATTCAGCCACTTGTTCGGATGCCTCAACATCAATAACGTGAGCCGCCGAATAATCCGATGAATCACCTCTAGCAACATCCGCTACAACTATGTATGATTTTGTATAATCAGGAAATTGCCATTTCCATAAGTTTCCATCAAACCCACCTTTTTCAATAGGTTCTTGTACATAAGTTTCTTTGTAAAATTGAAGAACTTGTGGGTCAATTACTGAATCACCAGAAGATACAAAATCACAATCACATTCTTGTGCTGCTCCCTTTGGTCCTAATAGTGTTTCTTGTTCATCTCTCCAATCTTGATTTCTTTCAGGATGTACACTCCAATGTAATCTAATATTATTAAATCCATTTGTACCATCCTCAGAACCTACCCAAGTTTTGTGAAAGAAGTTACCTACACCATTTGGAGTAGATAAAATAATTGCGTTACCACCCGTTGATAATGTAGATTGAGCCGATACCCAAATCTCTTCAATCTTATCAATAAATGCCGCTTCATCAAATACTAAAAGGGATAGTGCTTCAGAACGTCCTGCATCTCCAGCAGCTGAAGTTGCTTTTATTTGAGAACCATTTGAGTATCGTAAGGATAGTTTGTTATCTTCAACTGTTGTTAGTTTTAACCAACTTGGAAGATAATGATTCATTACTCTTACTTTAGTTACTAAGTTTTTTGCTACTTCTTGTTTTGTTGCAATTACTAAACAATTGAAATCATCATTAAATAACATTTTCCACAAAGAGAATCCTGCAGTTAATGTTGAAATACCAGTTTGTCTTGATTTAAGAATGATATTATATCTATGGTTTTTAAAATCAACCAATGTTTCTTCTTGGAAAGGATATAGATGAAACGGAATCTTACCCCTAACAGGGTGTTGAATCATACAATACTTTCGCATGAAGTAAATAGGGTCAGATGCACATTTTTTGTACTCTACCGCTATGATTTCTTTTAATGATGCTTTTTTCTTAGCCAAACTAAATTTATTTTTTTCCTATTTTCCAATACATACCACCAGTAATAAATGGTGCTAATTGTGAGGTATTAGAATTGTTCTGAATACCTAACCCTAATTGATATAGATTATTCTTTTTACTTTTTAGGATTAACCCAGCTCCAACATTACTGATTATATCTTCTTTGTTGAAACCACCATTTAATCCCCAATAAAATTCGTTCTTTGGTAATTCTTTTACAATTGTTGTGTTATACACAGTTGGGATTTGGAAGAACCAATCCACATCTCTTGATTGGATTTGGTTTTGTGAAATGATATCAGTTAGGATACCATATCCTAAAGTTGGATTTGGTTTTTTTCCTAATGAATCAGTAACACCTTTTGGAAAATCATATGTAAGATTAAGTGTATCCTTTACTTCGTACTTTGCGAAATAATCTTCTACAATTTTCAATGTATCAATATCGATAGGAACTTCAACTTCAACAGTTTCAGTTACTACTTTAGTAATGTACTTTGGTACATATGTTGGAACTTTAACTGTTTTCTCTACAACAACAGTATCAACTTTTTGTTCCAACAATTCGTAATCTTTACCATCTACATTTACTATTTCTTTTTCTCCTTCTTCACCACCACAGCTTCTTAATAATAATACCACACATAGTGCCATTATCAGTATTGTTTTTAAATCAAATTTCTTTAACCAGTTCATAGTTCATAGGTTTTAATTTCTCATAGGCAGCATTTCTTTTTTCTATAACATCGGTAAGTTCTTTTTTACCATTTTCGATATCCTTTTCTATTTGTTCTCTTAGTGTTTGAACATCTTCATTAGATGACCATTTTTCAACAGAACCATCATCGTTAATGTATTCGTGAATATTCGAAACTTCTTTCAAAGCTTGATTCCACTTTTCTAATACATCGGTTCCGTATGCTGCCATATTAGAGTATATCTTATATTCTTCATACTCTTTCCACAGTCCATCTAATTTTATTTGTTGTTCTCTTCTAGCTAAACAAACACCACAGTATCCAGTTTTAGCTATTAGTTTTTTATCTACTCTTGAATATTTTTTATTCTCACAATCATCACCCTTACCTTTGGTTTGTTCTGCTAAGTACTTTCTTACTTTACTAAGTTCATTAGATAATTTAGATTGTTTTACTTTACCATATGATTTTTGTTCATAAACAACACCATCTTCTTCCCAAATATCACCAACTTCTCTTTTAGTTGTTTCTTTGATACCAGATAGTGAAACCTGAGTATCCTTTTGATACTCTCCAGTTTGAATCATATTTACCAACTTTCTACGAGTTGGATGCATGTATTTTTTATTGAATTTTTTCTCAGCCATAAATTGTAACTTATATATCCATATATATAAGTATTAAGTTTTTTACTATTCGTAAAATAAACCGAGAATCTGATTGAGAGGTGCGAATGTTCCTGTTAGTTTGAAAGTTTTACCACCATACACAAATACGATTCCCTCATTTGGAACAATTTTATTCTTTCCTCCGATAGAATTTAATCTTTCCAATTCTAATTTTAGTTTCTTAACTTTCTTAACATCACCTGATTTTTGAACATCTTTGATTGTTTTATCCAATCTCTTTTTCATATCTCTAACTGCCTTATCAGGATTTACAGTTAGTGCTGAACTCATAAATGAAAGTACTTCAGCTCCTAAACCTAAGAAGATATTTTCAAAAGGTCGGATATTATCTTTAGCCATCTTAGCATGGTCATTCTTATCAATTCCCTTAGCCCATTCTAATGTTTTTTCATCAGTAATATTTTTCTTATCTAAACGGAATGATTTATCATAGAATGCCCATCTCTTAACTAATCCCATTAGAGTTTTGTTATCTAATTTAGATGGTGATTTCTTATTTACAAAATCCATCCAAAATGCTTGATGATAATCTGCGATACCATCGTTATCTTTTAATTTGAATTTCTTTTGTAATTTTGATATTTGTGAATTGTACTTTCCTTTGGTTGATGAAAGGTTTTTAGATTTTGGTAATTGAACAACTGGTGGTCCTTGAATCGTATATGCTGATTGGACTTGTTGGTTAACTTGTTTAATCATACCAGCTAATATTCTAGCAGCATCTTGATTTTCACCAATTGCTACACCATCTTCATTATATTCCATAGTTCCGTGGAATACCAATAGTGCTTGTCCATAAGGTATTACATTAACAGAAGTTGGATAGATTACCTCCAAATTCATAAAACATGCTCCTCCTTTGAAAATCTTATCTCTCTGCTTTTCACTCAACTTAGATATTGCCTTCGTTAAATCCTTCATTGCGAAGTTATACGCCTTTTCCAATTCTCCTCTACCAGCAAACTTCATCGCTACACCATTAATATCTAATGCACCTTCTCCTTTGTTTTTCAAATGTCCCTTATTTCTCGCTGCAACTAATCTCCCATCTCTCCAACTAACTGCTAATGCTTGTCCATCTGTTTTTTCTCTAGTGAGTTCTAAATTACCCTCTAATGCTTTTTGTACTATATCTTTTAATTGTCCAAAAGTTAAATTGATTTCGGTATCGAATGGGTGATTCATATGTCCATAAGCACCTCCTTCCAAAATCAATGATTCAGTAATACCACCACCTAATGCGTATGGTTCATTATACTGAAGTTTTTCTTTATCAAATTTCTTTCTTAGTTTTTTAATTTCTTTATCATGTTTATCCATCCACTTTTGGTCTGGATATCCATGCCCTAATCCTTCTTTAACTCTCTTATCCTTTATTAACATTTTTAATAATTCACCACCCTTACCTTTGATATCTTTGTGTACCATTCTTGAAGTTGGGCCTTGGAATAATTTGATGTAAAGCTTTTCTAAGTATTCACCTTTTTGTTTATCCGATAGATTCTTAAATACTTTATTTATTTCTCCTCTTCTTTTGTAAACATATGATTTTAAATCATCATAATAAAAAGAGTTAATATTTTCAAATTTATATTCTGGGTCTGGTGTTTTGAAATCATCTTTTCTCATTATGGTTTTAGCGATTACTTTATTCGCTTGTTTCATAAATGGAATATTGATTTTACTTCTACCATCTTTTGCTACAATCTGTCCATATAAATCTAAGAAGTTCACAAAATCTTTTTTACGTTTTCCTAATCGTTTAAAGAATCCGATTAATTCAGCTTGTGATATTTCTTTTTTATTTCTTGGGTCAGTTAATCTATCGAAGAAGTGTTTATCAGTTAAAACCACATCTACTGGATTAAGTTGTTTATCAGCGTATTTATCAATCTTTACTAAATCAGCCATTGGAATTTCATCTAACTGAACTTCTACACCTTCTTTTAAGATTCTAAAGTTTACAACTTTTCTACCATTGATTGTTGGCATCCCATGCTCATCTTTACCAATCGTTTTAACAACTGTTTTTTTATTTTTGAATCTACCAGTTAAGATTGTATCTCCAACATTTACTGGAAGTTTAATATCTTC